ACAGATGATAATAAAGATCCTCTTGTAATTGCCGATTGGGATATTCTTTGTGAATTCCGCCGCCCAGATGCAGCAGGAGATTTTACACAAGATTCTGCTGGAACTATTTTTACAATTGTTCCCGTAGCAACAGAGAATGATGAAGTTGGTGAGTTTACAGTTTCTTTAACTTCTGTACAAACAGAACAACTACAAACTGGAGACGTATTTGATGTTGAACTAAGCGACATGGATAGAGTCTGGACAGTTTGCCAGGGTAAAATGATAATTATTGAGGATGTAACTGACTAATGGCAACTGCTGTAATTATTGATGATTACAGAAATAGAACTACTGTTCCTAAAGCCATAAATCATCCAATAACACAAATAAGTTATTCTGCTCCTTTGACGGTAATTAATTCAATACTTCCATTTAGAGTTAGATTTACTACTATAGGAATTGAAGGATATTCTGCTTCAAATCCCCCAGGAATTGGCATTCAGATTATTGGTTTTTCAAATTATATTATTTAGGGGAAAAAATGAACAATGAAATTATAGATAGTGTTTATTTTAAAGCAGAAAAAACAAACCATAAAGATAATACTTTAAAATGTGCTTTAGATAAAGCAAAAAAAGATGGTATTGCTTTAGAGTTTGGGGTTTTTTCAGGAAGAACATTGGGTATAATTTCAAAACATTTTCCAGATAAATCGTATGGGTTTGATAGTTTTCTTGGGCTTCCAGAAGACTGGCGACCAAATTTTGAAAAAGGACTTTTTGCTACAAATAAAATTCCAAAAATAGATAAGGCAACAATCATAGTTGGATTATTTCAAGAAACACTGTTAGATTTTTTAAATGAGGAGTTAAATATATCTTTTGTTCATTTTGATGCAGACCTGTATTCATCTACAAAATATGTTTTAGACTCTATAGAGCCTTACCTAGGAGAGACTTGTGTTTTTTTGTTTGATGAATTTTTTAATTATGAAACATGGCAGGATCATGAGTTTAAAGCTTTTTCAGAATTTTTAGATACGTACTCCTGGGAATATGAGCCTATAGCATACTCTAGCAATAATAATCAGATCCATAATGAGCAAGTTGCGTTTAAAGTAACAAGAAAGAGTTAATATGAAATATGATTTTTTAATTATTGGAGCAGGCTTTTATGGTTCTGTATGTGCTAGAGAACTTACAGATAAAGGATATAAATGCTTAGTTGTAGAAAAAAGAGATCATATTGGTGGCAATTGTTATACAGAAGAAATTGAAGGAATACATGTAAGTAAATATGGAGCTCATATTTTTCATACCTCTAATAAAAAAGTCTGGGAATACATTAATAGATTCACAACATTTAATAACTATAGGCATCATGTAATTGCTAAATATCAGGATGAACTATATTCTTTACCTTTTAATATGTGGACTTTTAACAAACTCTGGGGCGTTAATACTCCAAAAGAAGCAAAAGATATTATTGATTCTCAAAAATTTATTGGAGAGCCTCAAAACCTTGAAGAGCAAGCAATTGCAAATATAGGAGAAGAAATTTATGAAAAATTAATCAAGGGATATACAAAAAAACAATGGTTAAAAGACCCTAAAGATTTACCTTCTAGTATTATTAAACGACTTCCAGTAAGATACACATATGACAATAATTACTTTTTTGATGATTATCAAGGAATGCCAACTGAGGGTTTTACAAAAATATTTGAAAAGATGCTTGATGGAATAGACATAAAACTTAATACAGATTTTTTTGAGAATAAAGAATCCTTAAAAAGCCTTGCACAAAATATTATATTTACAGGGCAGATAGATAAATTTTATGATTACAAGTTTGGCGACTTGGAATATCGTCCATTAGAATTTGAGCATGAGACTTTAGACATAGATAACTATCAAGGTCATTCTGTTGTTAACTATACAGAAGAAAGTGTGCCATACACAAGAATTATAGAACATAAACATTTTTATAAAAATAATTCTAATAAAACAATTATAACAAAAGAATACCCCGTTGAATGGAATAAAGGAGATGAACCTTATTATCCAATTAATGATAAACAAAATCAAGATCTTTACAATAAATACTTAGAACTTTCAAAACTTGAGACAAATGTTTATTTTGGTGGAAGACTTGCCGAATACAAATATTACGATATGCACCAAGTAATAGAAAGTGCATTAAATTTTACGGAAAGTTTTGATACTAAGAATGAATAAAAACTTAATTATATCTGCAGTTGGAGATAATTCATTACATGAAAAATGGGTTGGGTCTGACAGTGTTGATTTATTTTTAATATATTATGGAAACAATGAAACAAATTTAAAAAAATATAAATCACAATCAACTTATTTTCTTAACATTAAAACAAAATCAAAATATGAATTTCTAAAAGAAATAATAACAGACAATTTTGAAAAAATACAGCAGTATGGATACATTTGGCTACCCGACGATGATTTAGACATTGATATAAAAGATATAGAAGAGATGTTTTTAATAATGGAAAAATATGATTTATGGATAGCACAGCCATCAGTTGTAAATAATGTAAATCTTCCAATTACTGCAAATAAACCAGATTCAGATATAAGGTTTACTAATTTTGTTGAAGTCATGGCGCCATCATTTAAAAAAGAAGTTATGTTATATTTGTCTCATACTTTTGGAGCAACAGAGTCTATGTGGGGGATGGAACACGTATGGAACGCTTTGTTAGGGGCACCAAAAAATAAAATAGCTGTAATAGATAAACTTATTATGAAACACACAAAGACTACTGGATCAGACTACTCTAGATTTAAAACTAGCCCATATGTTGAAAGAAAAGAATTGTGGGACAAATATATGCCAATGTTAATAAAAACAAATTCTTTGAAGTGGTATAATAAAGTTGAGTCTTTTAAAAATCTAGATAACATAAAGGGGGTAATCTAATTGGCTAGAATTAGTATAGCAACTCCTATGTATGGTGGTGTCTGCCATGGTATTTTTATGAAAAGTATGATGGAGTTAATAAATTTGCTTAGGTCCCGCGGACATGAGGTTTTATACCATGACCTATATAATGAATCATTAATTACACGAGCAAGAAATACTTTGACTGAAATATTTTTAAGAACTAACTCTGAATATCTTATTTTTATTGATGCCGACGAAGGTTTTGATCCAAAAGGCGTGTGTAAAATGGTGGAAGAAGAAGTTGACATTATTGGTGCTGCAGTTCCCATGAAAGGTATTAATTGGGAAAAAGTTGCACAAGCAGCGGTAGATGGAAAAACAAACTTAGCAAAACATTCCTCAATATATAATGTAAACATAAGTAAAGAACAAAAACAAATTCTTGCAAAAAATCCAAATAACAAAGTAGAGGTTGTTTATGTTGGAACTGGACTTGTTGCAATTAAAAGAAAAGTTTTTGATTTTTTAAAACCACATGTTGGTCAATATAGAGTTGATCAATCTGGAATGGGATCCATTCAAAAAGGAGATCCAGTTTACGATTTTTGGAACACTGGAATTAACCCAGAGTCTGAAAGACTATTATCTGAAGATTATCAGTTTTGTCAGTTATGGAAGAATTTTGGCGGCACAATCTATTTAGCCCCTTATGTAAAAGTAACCCACGCTGGGACATATTGGTTTGAATAATAAATTAGAGTCCTTTGGACCAATATACGTAATCAACCTTAAAGATCGTAAAGATCGTAAAGATTTTATGCTAAAACAATTTAAAAGTCACGGCATAAAAGATTTTACATTTATTGATGCAATTGATGGTAACACCCATAACATGGAATCAGATGTAATTAAGTTTGATGCATTAACATTAACAAAGCCAGAACTCGGTGCAGCCATGTCCCACCTGACAGCAATAAAAACTTGGCTTGAAACTTCTGATTCTGACTATGCAATAATTATGGAAGATGATGTAAGTTTTGAAACTGTTCAATATTGGGACTTTAATTGGTCTGAGTTTTTAAAAAATATAAATAAAAAATACGATATATTACAAATGTGTATAATACATAACATAAATATAAACACAAATACTCATTTAAAAGAAATTAATGATTGGTCTGCAGGTGCATATTTAATCAAAAGAGAGTATGCTGAAAAATTAATTAAGAAACACTATCCAGATGATAAGTTTAATTTTTATTTAGATAAAAAATCTGTCGCAGACTTTCTTATTTATTATACAGCAAAAACATACTCTACGCCATTATTTGTTACTAACCTAAAATTAAACTCATCAATAAATCAAGACCACATTTTACAAAGCCACACAAGATCTTATAATCAAATAACAGAGTTTTGGAAATCTAAAAACTCAGAGGTACAAGAAAAAACAACAGATTGTGGATACATCTCTTACCATAAAAACGATCTAGACTTTACTAAGTTTTTATCTATTAATAAAATATATGAACAAGATCTAATTGAAAACCACCTATCAGACATTATAAAAAATTCTTCAACTATTTTAGATATTGGAGCCCACGCTGGCTCGCACACCGTTGTTTATAAGAGTATTAACTCAAATGTAAAAATTCACTGTTTTGAACCCCAGGAAAAATTATTTGAATTGCTTAGTAAAAACGTGTTAGCAAACAATTTATCGGATATCACTCTTTATGGTAATTCTTTTGGGGAATCGGAACAAGAAATAGCCATAGATAGTCTAAACCTAGAGTCCTGCGATTATATCAAAATTGACCTAGAAGGTAAAGAACACCTAGTAATTAAAGGTGCAAAAGAAACTATTGAAAAGTTTAAGCCATCTATTATGTTTAAGCACAACTCACAAAAACCTCCTGTTGAAACATTAAAAATATTTGATGCGACCAAGATTTCAGACATTTTTAAAGACTTAGAAGATTTTGGATACACAATATCATGTATAGATGGCAATGGAAATCATTTGGCAATACCTAAGACAGAAAAGACTGATTAAAAAGTTATCTTTAGGGTATGCCAATCAGTACTAATATAAACGTATGATATAATACAACTATGGCGAAAATATCACTTTCAAGCGTAAAGGCCTTATTCCAAACGGGAGATCGTCCTTCACAGGCAAATTATGAAGACTTAATTGATACCCTTTCTGCACAAAGTACAGATCTTGGTACAGCAGGCAATAATGAAAGTACAATTGATGGAATTGAAAGTGCAACCGTTATAAATAATTATAATGCTACTGAATGGCGCTTAGTAAAGTACTTAATTTCAATATCAAAGACTTCTGGTGGCGATAATAAATATTACGCTACAGAATTAAACATATTAAATGACGGTACAGACGTATCAGTTAGTGAATATGGAATAATAGACAACGATGGGAATATTGGCACCATTAGCGTCTCCAGAGCTGGAAATACAGTTGCTATAACTGTTACACCAGCACCAGGAATAACACCTATAACCGTACGTTATGCACGTATTGGTTTGAAGGCATAACTAAGGAGATAAAAAATGGCAACAGTAAATAAAAACTTCAGAATTAAGAATGGACTTGTAGTTGAAGGTTCAACAGCTACCGTTAATGGCTACGACATTCTTACTAAAGTACAGGCAGACCAAGATTACATCATTAGTCTTATTGGTGGATCAGCAACACCAGAAGCAAACGCAAATGCAGTAGTTCTTCGTGATACAAATGCAAGTTTTGCTGCTAACGTAATTACAGCAGACTTAATTGGTGATGTAACTGGTCAAGTATCAGATATTTCAAACCACGATACAGATGATCTAGCTGAAGGAACTACAAATCTCTATTTCTCAAATGCTCGTGCAACTGACGCAGTTGTAGCAGGTCTTGATACAGATGATTTGACTGAAGGAAGCACAAATCTTTACTTCTCAAATGTTCGTGCACAGGATGCAACCGCAGGATCATATGATGTACTTGGTGCAGCAGGAGATGTAGCAGCAGACCTTTCAACACACGAAGGCCTTACTTCAAATATTCACGGAGTAACTGGTAACGTAGTTGGAACATCAGATACACAAACACTTTCAAACAAATCATTTAGCGATGCAATTACCTTCACTGGTGCAGGCGACTTTGAAATTAATGGTGATGGTAACGTTGTTATTACACCAGGTGCAGGTGAATACATTTTCTGGGGATCAGATATACTTGCAACTCAAGCATATGCTAGTGAATACACAGATAACTCTGTGGCAGCACTTGTTGATTCAGCACCTGAACTTCTTAATACTCTTGCTGAATTAGCTAATGCAATTGCAGAAAATCCAAACTATGCAACTGATATGGCAAATAGCCTTTCACAGAAGCAAAATACATTAACTGTAGGTCAAGGTATTGATATTACTGCAGACACCATTGCAGCAACACTTGGTTCAGGTCTTGCATTTGATGGCTCTGATGATATTTCTGTTGATCGCACTACAGTAGACGGTTGGTATGATGCTAATGGTTCTGCTGCAACTGCACAAACAAATGCACAAAATTATGCAGATGGACTTGCTAATAACTATGAGGCAGCAAACTCAATTGCAACAGCACTTGCAGGTCTTGATACAGATGATATTGCCGAAGGTACAAATCTTTACTTCTCAAATGTTCGTGCAACTGACGCAGTTGTAGCAGGTCTTGATACAGATGATCTATCTGAAGGAAGCACTAACCTTTACTTCTCAAATGCTCGTGCAACCGATGCGGTTGTAGCAGGTCTTGACACAGATGACTTAACAGAAGGAAGCACAAATCTTTACTTCTCAAATGTTCGTGCAACTAGTGCAATTCAAGATGAAGTTATTTACCCAGCAAGTGTTACAACAGTCTCTATTTTACTTAATGGTGTCCGTCAAGAAGAAGCAAACTTTACAGTATTTGGAACTGCTTCAACTGCAAATGTTCATTCCTTTAGTAACTATGATTCAGCAAAATATATTGTTACTGTAGCTGGACCTGTTTCTGGAACTAAACATTCACAAATTACAGAAATTCTTCTTACAACAGATGGAAACAATAATATTGCAATTACTGAATATGGAACAATTTGCACACATGCAAACAATCTTGCTTCATTCTCTGCAGACTATGTTGATAATACTTATCAACTAATTGCAACAGCAGCAGTAGCATGTGAAGTTGTTACAGTAGCAACACTACTTAATAGTTCAAACTACTAATAAAGGAGAAACCAAGTGGCAACGACTGATAAAGATTTTAAAGTAAAAAATGGGTTAATCGTTGCCCTTGGTGGATCTTTTGGCGGTACTGTAACAGTAGATACACCTACTGAAAATACACATGCCGCTACAAAGCTATATGTAGACACTAAAGCTCCAATCGTACCAACAGAGTCAACAGAGCCAGTAAGTCCAGTAGATGGTCAATTATGGTTTGACACTGTAACACAACATTTATCTATTTATTCAACAGATGCTGCTGAATGGATTATGATTGCTACTTTCTCCGATACCGCCGATCTTAGACAACACATTCACGATACTGCAATTGACGGAACTGGACTTATTGTTTCAGTATTCCAAGATGCAGGCTTCTATGATTCAATTTTTACATCAGCTGAAATTGCAGGATTCTATGATTCAGAGTACTGGACAAACAGCTATGATGGCGGAAGTCCATTAGATAATTTCAACTAATTATCTGATATAATATTAACATACACCACAGGAGGCTATAAATGGCAACAAGAATGCAACAGCGCAGAGGTACTGCGGCTCAATGGATTTCAACAAATTCAGGAAATGGCCCCATTCTTGAACCTGGCGAAATTGGATATGAGACCGATACAAACAAGTTTAAAATTGGTGATGGCACAAATCACTGGCTAACCCTTGATTACTTTATTGATGCTAATTCAACAGTAAACCCTGCCTTTGGCTCAAGTATTACATTTGAGGGTGCAACGGCAGATGGATTTGAAACAACACTTCAAATAACAGATCCTACAGCAGATCGTACAATTACTATTCCAAATGTTACAGGAACTGTTATTACAACAGGAAACCTTTCAGACATTACAGACATTGGTATATTTACTTCAACAATCGTAATGGAAGGTTCAACAGCAGATGCTCACGAACTTACCCTTTCAGCAGGAGAACCCACAGCAGATCGTACTATAACATTTCCTGATGAAACAGGAACAGTAGCAACACAAGAATATGTAGATTCAGAAATTGGTGGAGCAGAAGTAGATCAGTCTACACTTGCAGGTAATGGAATTAGCTGGAATGCTGGAACAAGTAAATTTGATGTAGATACTACAACAATTCAGGCTCGTGTTACAGATGTTACAGATACAGAAATCGGATACCTTAATGGTGTTACTTCAGCAATACAAACTCAATTAGATGCCAAATCAACTGAAAGCAAAACAGAAACTTTAACAAACAAAACTTTGACAAGTCCAGTAGTTTCAGGACTTACGCTTTCAGATGGTTCAATCGTTCTTGAAGGTACAACAGCAAATGAATTTGAGACAACACTTACAGTTGCAGATCCAACTGGTGACCGTACAGTAACTTTCCCAGATGCTACAGGTACTGTTGCTCTTACAAACAATAAGTTGGATGCTTTTGCAGCAACTTCTTCATCAGAACTTCAATCAGTAATCTCTGATCACAATGGTAGTGGAACACTTGTTTTTGCTGATACCCCAACACTTGTAACACCAAACATTGGTGCTGCAACTGGTACATCCCTTACACTTTCAGGGGACCTAACAATTAATGGCACAACCACAACAATTAACTCTACTACTCTTGCAGTGGATGATAAGAATATTATCCTTGGTGATGTTGATACCCCAACTGATACAACTGCCGACGGTGGTGGCCTCACACTCAAGGGGGCAACTGATAAAACTTTTAACTGGGTAGACGCTACAGATGCTTGGACTTCATCAGAGCATATTAATCTTGCTTCAGGTAAGACATTAAAATATAACGGAACTGATTTAGTTGCTTCACAAACTAGCAACTCAGGTAAGTACCTTACTACAGATGGAACTTCAACTTCTTGGGGTACAGTATCAGGATATTCAGCACCAACACTTGGATCAACATCAATTGCTTCAGGAGCTACCGTCACAACAATTGCGGGACTAACATTATCAGGTGCAACACTTTCAGGAACATCCACAATTAGCGGAACTGGTGATTTCTTAGTAAGTGGAGACACAAACGTTAGAATTGTTCCAGCTGGAGGCAGTAACGCATATGTTGGAACTTTGTCTGCAGATAATATAATTACAACTGCTGGAAATACACAGACTCTTACAAATAAAACTTTAACTAGCCCAACAATGACTGCTCCTACACTTGGAGTAGCATCTGCAACAAAAATTACATCACCAATACATGCATCACTTGATGCAAGTGGATATGAACAAGATATTTCTCTTATGAATATAATGAGTGCCTGGTAATGCAACATGCCAAGTACTTATAGTGGTCAAGGATCTTTCTCAGGTGTCGGTAGTTTAAAAAATAAAGCAGTTTATACTATTGGTCAAACTGGTCCTGCAGGAGGAAAGATTTTTTATGACGCTGGAAGCACACTATCTTGGGGTCAGTATTTAGAATGTGCTCCAGCTCCTGCTGGTGCTTCAAATTTTAGTGATACAACAGGAACATGGTCAGGTAACACTAATACTTTAGTTGGAACATCTTCAGCAATTGGCACAGGATATACAAATACTTTAGCCATAGTTGCACAAAACAATACAGCAAGTAAAGCAGGAACATATTGTGACGCATATGAGGTTAATGGATTTACTGATTGGTTCTTACCATCAAGAGATGAATTAACTCCATTTATTGCTAATAGGGCTTCGTATTCACCAGTGGCTGGTAATGCATACTATTGGTCCTCAACTGAGAGCAGTGCAACAAATGCTTATGGTCGCTATAGCAGCGGCGAAGCTTCTACTGCAAAAAGTGGAACCTGGTATATTAGACCAATTCGTTACGTAGAATAAGGGAGAAATATAATGCAAGGATTTTATAAAAATGACAACGGCTTTCTAATTTGGTCAGCCGATAGAGTTATCAATGATAACTTTGAATTATGGATAGATCAAAAGGATACCTACTCTTATCCCGTTGAAGGATGGATTTGGGCGGAATCAGAATTAATTGCAAGACAAACCTTAGAGTGCTATGGAGTTCAGCAATTCCCATCTTGGACATTAAATTTAGAAACTGCATCATATGAACCACCTACTTCATATCCAACAGATGGTAAAATGTATATGTGGGTAGAAGAAGATCTTAATTGGCAAGAACTAGTAGAATAATATGCCAAATACGTTCAGCGGAGTCGGATCTTTTTCAGGTGCAGGATCTTTATCTGCCCCTATTGTTTATTCTATAGGCGATACTGGTCCTGGCGGAGGTAAAATATTCTATGATGCTGGAAGCACTTTATCCTGGGGAAGATATATGGAAGCAGCAAATTCTTCTACTTCCCCAGCATTTAATCTTACACAACAACTCAATTGGTCTGGAAATGGAAATACTCTTGTAGGCACTTCCACCGCTATCGGTGCAGGATTGACCAACTCAATTGCGATAGTGGCGCAGAACAGTACCGCCAATAAAGCCGCAACTAGATGCCGCTCCTATACTGGTGGCGGTAAAACGGATTGGTTCTTACCTTCAAGATTAGAACTTGCTCAACTTTACTTACAAAAAACAGTTGTCGGTGGTTTTCCAACAAGCGGAACCGCTGCTCAAACCTATTATTGGGCATCTAGTGAGCAATTTACGTCAGATGCTCATATACAAAGTATGGTAGATGGCACTCAGGACTACTCTGATAAAGGAACTGGTGCTTTCCCAGTTCGCGCAATTCGTTATGTATAAATAGTTAGTAGCACTTTAATTTACAAAAAGTACTAACTCTAAAGTAAAGATTTACACGCTCTTAGTGAGCGTGTTTTTCTTTTTAAACTGTGTTATACTTAGGTACTACTTCAGAAAACATGAAGTACTCGTCTAATTTTACTTTGAAAGGTATATAAATGTCAGAAAGCGTATTCTCTTTTCGTCTATCAGAAGAATTTGTAAATAAATATCAAACCATCCCAGCGCCATTTGGATTCTCAGATGCAGGATCTAACTCTCTGGGAGAGGTAACATTTATTCGTACATATTCTCGTGTTAAAGAAGACGGGACAAAAGAACGCTGGCATGAAGTATGTCGTCGTGTAATTGAGGGTATGTATTCAGTTCAAAAAAACCATGCTAAAGATAATCGCCTACCTTGGAATGATAACAAGGCACAGAAGTCTGCCCAAGAAGCCTTTCAAAGAATGTTTGAATTAAAGTGGACTCCTCCAGGCCGTGGTCTCTGGGCATTTGGAACTCCTATGACTATGGAGAAGCGTAACTCAGCATCCCTTCAAAATTGTGCAATGGTCTCTACTCGTGACATTGATCGTAATGATCCAGGTGCTCTTTTTGCTTGGGTAATGGATGCATTAATGTTAGGTATTGGTGTAGGGTTTGATACCCTTGGTCAAGACAAGCAAATGTCTATCTATGCTCCAACAGAGCCAGCATCTATTTATGAAATCCCAGATACTCGTGAAGGATGGGTTGAGTCTGTTAGATTACTTATTAATTCATTCCTTCGTGCAAACCAGTCTATTCAAGAGTTTACCTATGACCTCATTCGTCCTCTAGGTGCCCCTATTAAGGGCTTTGGCGGGGTAGCAAGCGGTCCAGCACCACTTATTGATCTCCATACACGTATTCGTAATGTAATCGGTTCTAGAGCAGGGGATGCCTTTGATAGCCGTGCTATTGTAGATATTGTAAATCTTATTGGTACATGTGTTGTTTCTGGAAATGTTCGTCGTTCTGCTACCCTTGCACTTGGTACACCAGAAGATCAAGATTTTATTAATCTTAAAAATCCCGAGGTATTTGCAGAAAGAAATTCATATGATCCAAAGAAACCAGGGTGGGCATGGATGAGTAATAACTCTATTGCTGCTGAAGTTGGAACAAAGTATGAAGACTATGTAGATTTAATTGCAGATAATGGAGAACCAGGTTTTATTTGGTTAGATGTTGCACGTAGTTATGGTCGTCTTGCAGATGCACCAGACTATAAAGATTCTAGAATCATGGGTTTTAATCCTTGTGCTGAACAGCCACTAGAAAGTTATGAACTATGTACATTGGTTGAAGTTCATCTTAATCGCCATGAATCTAAAGAAGACTTTTTAAAGACATTAAAGTTTGCTTATCTTTATGGAAAAACTGTAACTTTAATGCCTACACATTGGCAACAGACAAATGGTATTATGCAACGCAATCGTCGTATTGGCACATCTCTTACAGGCATTGCTTCTTTTGCTGATGAATATGGTCTTCCTGTTATTCGTGAATGGATGGATGAAGGATATAATACAATCCGTAAATATGATCATTCATATTCAGAATGGTTGTGTGTTCGTGAGTCAGTTCGTGTAACTACAGTTAAGCCATCAGGATCTGTTTCACTTCTCTCTGGTGCTACCCCTGGAGTTCACTGGGGTCCTGGTGGAGAGTTCTATCTTAGAGCTATTCGCTTTGGAGACCAAGATCCAATGCTTCACCTATTCAAAGCAGCGGGGTATAAAGTTGAACCAGACCTTGTATCAGCAAATACACAGGTAGTATATTTCCCAGTTGCATCTGGACACAAACGTGCAGAAAAGCAGGTTAGTTTGTTTGAGAAAATTGGTTTGGCAGCAACTGCTCAGAAGTACTGGTCAGATAATGGTGTCTCTGTGACACTTTCATTTGACAAAGAAGAAGAAACAAAATTTATTGCTCCAGCCCTTAATATGTATGAGGGCCAGCTAAAGGCTGTTTCATTCCTTCCAATGGGGAATAAAACCTATCCACAGCAACCATATACGGAGATTACAAGAGAACAATATAATGCATATGTAGGAACAATTGGCAAAATTGACTGGTCTGCTATTTATGATGGTAAAGATAACCTTGATGCTGAGTCTGAGAAATATTGTTCTACAGATGCTTGTGAAATCAAGTTGTACTAAAATACTGGTTATTTAAGTACTTATCTCTTAGGAATATGGTATACTGATGGTTATGGATTCTTTAATCAACCCCGAAACTGGCCAACCAATTGTCAAAAATGTACGCAGACAGGTTATAGAAAAAAAATATAACTGGGGTCTATATGTGTATAAAAAGTCAACTGGAAAATGGTTTACTGACGGAGAAGGCAACGTACTCAACATTGAGTCAATGCGTAATGATATAGCAAAAATTGCAGAACTTAAAGCAGCAGCAAAGCACTATGGAGATGAAGGCGATGGAGAAGCAGTATTTGTTCCAGGCCTTACTCGTATTTCAGAAGAGGAACACTCTGAACAAATAGATCGTATGAAGTCTGGACTAATCCCTTCAATGAACGATTTAGGTGCGTGGCATGCAGCCCAGCAAACTCTTAATAAAGCAGGAAAGGGTGCATTTGATGAGTAACAGTGATTACCTAGAAGCAAGACTTGGAACAACAGATAAACCAGAAAGTCAGTTTAAAAATAGTGATCCATTTAATAAATCTTGGGACGAATTAAAATCTTTGACGGGAATTGAAGAAAACTTTAAACGCCGTGTTACAAGACAAGTAAATAAAGCAGTAACCCAAGAAGGTTATCTTGCTACAAATGCAAATATTAATTTGCTTAGTGATTCATATTTGAGTTCAGCAAATGCTGATCCAAAAGGCATCAAAGATTCTGGATCTAAAGCAATTAATCCTGGTTTGGTTTACCGCAATGGCTATGGCTTATTTGATGTAATTACTCCGCCTTATAATATGTATGAACTTGCTAATTTTTATGATACATCTTTTGCTAATCATGCCGCAATTGACGCAAAGGTAGAAAATGTTGTTGGTCTTGGATATCGTTTTGATGTCACAGATAGAACAATGATGAGTCTTGAAAACAATTCAGATACAGGTGCAACTCTTCGTGCTCGTAATCGTATTGAAAGAGCTAAATTAGAAATACGTGATTGGCTTGAATCATTAAACGATGATGATAGTTTTACACGAACAATGGAAAAAATTTATACAGATCTTCAAGCAACTGGAAATGGTTACATGGAAATTGGAAGAACCATAACTGGAGAGATTGGATATGTTGGACATATTCCTTCAACAACAGTTCGTGTCCGTCGCCTTCGTGATGGTTTTGTTCAAATCATTGGACCAAAAGTTGTTTACTTCCGTAACTTTGCTGCAAATAATCAAAACCCACTAACAGAAGATAATCGTCCAAATGAAATTATTCACTTTAAAGATTATTCACCTTTAAATACTTATTACGGTGTACCTGATATTATTGCAGCCCTTCCATCATTAATTGGTGATCAGCTTGCATCACAATATAATATTGATTATTTTGAAAATAAAGCGGTACCAAGATATGTTATAACTCTTAAGGGTGCAAAGTTATCTGCAGACGCTGAAGATAAAATGTTTAGATTCTTGCAAACAGGAATGAAGTCACAATCACATAGAACACTTTACATTCCTCTTCCTGGAGATACTGATCATTCTAAAGTTGAGTTTGAAATGAAGCCAATTGAAAATGGTATTCAGGATGGTTCATTTAAAGAGTACCGAAAGCAAAATCGTGACGATATTTTAATTGCTCATCAAGTTCCAATTTCTAAACTTGGTGGTTCAGACTCAGGTGCTATTGCTGCAGCTCTTGCTCAAGATCGTACATTTAAAGAGCAGGTTTCTCGTCCAGAACAACAGCATCTTGAAAAAGTAATTAGCAAAATTATTAAAGAAAAAACAGACATTCTTCAGTTTAAGTTTAATGAACTTACACTTACAGATGAGAT